TCACCTAATGGAGATAGTTGTTGCAATAAAATATTTTTCTTGTAAAATGTAGAATACCCATCTCTACCAGTTACCGATTCATGATGGTCGCGTACCCAATTCATTACGTCTGCAGCACCTTGTGGTGCAATTGCATCATACAATGTTACATTAATTGTACTCCATTCAGATTTACCTTTTATGTAACGTTTAACATTGATATGGTCTAATGCAACTTCTCCGTTAGATAATGTAGGTTTATCTGATGATTTTATTAAATATGCCGGAATACCCTGTATTGACATAATAAACTGATTCTGCTTTTTTGGTTCCCAAGCATACGCTTTGTTCCAAAATTCAATCTCAGTCCCAAAATCTGTCAAATTACCATTAACTTGATCTTCTAATGCCATTATATGTCCTTTTTTTAATAAATATAAACATTATAAAAAATTACTTACTATTCTGGAAAACTTGCGCCAGTAGCTTGTATATTAAAGTCTAATATTATGAACTCTGCAGTTCTTGTTGGTTGTAAAAATAATTGTCCATATAGAATATTTTGATCTATAGTTTCTGGAGTATTATTAGTAGAATCCATTACCACACGGAATGCAGATAATCCTTGATTACTTTTCACTTGTTCTAAATATGGATTAACAATTGATAAAAATGAATTTCTTGTTGCGGCAGTGTTTTGTTCGAATACCAAAAATTTAGTAGACGATGCAATAAACTTCTTAACCGTAATCAATAAACGACGCACATTGACACGATCCAATGCACTTGGTCTTGCTTGTAATGTCTTTTGACCCCAAATGCAAATTCCATCATTAGGGAAATTAGCAATAGGATTAATACGTGCTTCATATAAGGTATCTCTTTGTTTTTGTTTAAGAGTTATATATGTATTTTCTACACTAGTTAATGCTCCGCGATTCAAACCAGCTGGTGCATACCAAGGTGCTGCAATTGCATCATTAAATGCTAATGCTCCCGGTACTATCACAGAAGGTGGTACCCATTGTGGAATATTTCCATCTGGATTTCTTACTTTTAACCATGGCCAATACGCAGCGGTATAATTGTTATCTAATGTAGTTACTTGTGATTTAACGGTAGCTATATTATCTGTTAAGGCATTTGTATCCATTACATAAAATGTATCTTGTCTAGCTTCTACTAAATTTCTTGCTTTTGTAGTTACTGATGAATGTAAACTATCAATAATACCTGGTGTTATTAACATGTTAATATCATAAAAGTCTGTATTTTCTAATAATGTAAATGCTTTGTTATATGCTTTGGTACCTGTTGATGTGGCAGAACTACAATCATGGCCGAAGGTATTTGCTGCAGTTATATTTGTTCCTGAATATTTTTTTAAATTAGGTTTAGCACCATCAAACCCACCTTGCATTGGGACTATGAATTTTCTAGTTGCAGTTGATACATTAGTCGTAAGTGAACCGGAAATTAATGCATTTTGGATTGATCCGCTGTATGCAGTAGTTAATGTTGGAAATGCTGCTGCTGCATCTTGTGTTACATCGCCAAGATAGAAATCAGCATTACTTGCTGTTGTGTTTCCTGTAGAAGGAATAGGAGCTAAATAATTTAAATTATTATAATTAGTAAAATCAAATCCGTGATAATTTACAGAATTATGACTTCCACCTGATGGTGTTTGTGATGTTACATATGAAGCAGATGCTATATTAAGACTTGCAGTTACATTAGGTATTGGGGATTCAGGTGATACAAATCCAAATGGTATTAATGTTTTATCATTAGTTCCTTCTGATACTCCTGCGTCTACAGATACTCGTATAAATTTTGATAAATTTGGATAATCGCCATTAATAAGAAGATCACCAGCATCGGTTATTGTTTGATATCTATCTCCTATCACTCTAGAAACATATCTAGTAGAAACTGGGTCTAAATTAAGATTCCTGAATGCTTCTAATATTACCGGTTGTGAATCCGTATCATCAATTTGACCATATGGAGAATTAGGAATATTTGTGTTATTAACTCTTCTAACAACAACATCAAATGTTCCATATCCATTAAGATCTGCTACTTCTGATGCAATTTTTACATTTTCAATTCCAATTTTTACTTCATGATTAACAGATGTACCATGAGATAAGGTATGAAATTTAATTAAGTTTTTAGTAGTAGATCCAATTTTTTGTGATGTTATATATGGAGTTGCTGCAACACTAAAATCTGATGCAAATGCATATGATGAAATTGGTGCTATTGCTACTTGTACATCTGCAACTGTACCAAGATGACTTCTTCCAAATGCTTCTTTATCTTCATATTGAACGTATAAAGGATAATCTACTGATTTTGGAGATCTACCAAATATTTTTGTAACATATTTGTTACTATCATCATCAATTGATGCCGATATACCAACGTCTTCAGCTTTTAAAAATGATCCGTCAAAATTAATTGCTGAATCTGAAGGAGCAACTAAAGATCCGGAATATTTCATTGAAAAACTCCCGGAATTGTTATCTAGAATAAGAATACTATCTTCCATTCCATCTGTAGTTACTGGTTGCGTAGGGTGTAATATATGTGTAACTATACCATTACCTGTTGCTATATCCGATCCACTATATGCAACTATTGCTAGTGCACCATTGGTTAACGTATATCCATCTTCATATAATAAACGTGTTACATTGATTACATTTCCGCCATTTCTCAAATATTCATTAACTAGCATCGGAACATATGAATCTTTGGAATGTGGTCCAAATATTGATTCATATTCTCCAAATGATCTTATTGGTGTAGGTATTAATGCTGGTCCTTTTATTGTGGGACCTACTACTGCTGCACCTATTTGTGCAATTCCTGGTGCTAGAAATGATTGATCTACTTCGTTGGTAAATACTCCAGGCGAAACGATTCTTTCTGCCATTATTATACTCCTATATATATATTCTTTATTTATAAATATGTTCTAACATACGTAAAATCACAAAGGATCAAATGTTCCGTCTTCTATGTTGATTTGACCGTCGCCATAACGTTCTTTTAATTCTGCAAATAATGCTTCTTCTTGTTGTTTTAATTCTTTAAATTCTTGCAAATATTTTTTAGATTCTCGTTCTATTTGTTCTAATTGTTCTTTTAAAAATTCACGCTCTATAGTTACATTTCCAACTGCATTAGCATTATTAGCAAAATTTTGTCTTAATTCACGTATAGATTCTATATGAGTTTTATCTAGTTTTTGTTTCATTTATAATTATTTATAATATATTATATATAAAAAATATTAAATATCAAAATTTATTCTTCGTGAACATCCTGACTATTAACACTACCAGAAACAGATGGTGTTGTAATTTCAACATTTAATGTAGTATCATATGAAACTTTTTTTATAGAATACATTTTTTTAACTGTTTCAAGTCTTGTTTCTTGTTCTGATAATAATGTTCCTTTAACGGTTAATGGAATAGTAGCTCTTACTAATCTGTCTTCACCTGTAGTATTTACAGTTTCAAAACTTATAGCTCCTAAAATAGATGTAAATTTATTTCCTTCATTTCCCCATGCAAATCTGCTATGTGGTAAAATTTGATCTATTAAATCATTTAATTGTGTTGTAAAATCACACCACAACATTAAATCATATTCTACATCAACATATTTTGGAATATCTACTACATATATTTTTTTTGAATTTGATTTTTTATTTATTGGTATAGGAAATAATTCATCTTCGTATCTATTACGTTTATTGTATTTAGCTCTATATATAAGTTTATTTCCGGATTGTTGTCGATTGACATCTAGATGCATATCTCGTTCTGTTGCTGAATTTCTTTTTATCATAACAACTGGAGATTGTAACATTCCTTTTTCATCTCGTATATATCCTAATCTTCTAACATTATCCCATTTTTCGCCACTTGAAAATATTATAGGTACTGGTATTAAATTTTTATTTGCAGTTACTTGTGGTTGTATTTCATTTTCAATATACCATTTCATTGCATAATCAATATCATATAATGTTCTTTTTGGAGTTCGAATTACATCGTCATCCCGACGAGTTTGATCAACTCGATTTAATATTTGATCATTTAATAAACTTTCTGTGTTTTTTGGGTTGGGTTTATTAGTTTTCCGGTCTATATTATTTCGATTCAATCTAGCCATTAAAATCCTCCATAAGCTGGAGATTTAGTATCTCCACCTTTTCTAATATCCAATATACCTTGAGGTGTTTGTCTTGTTACATGGGCATTACAAACTACGGATACACTATATCCGTGTTCTGATCCATTTGGCCATGTGTCTGGATTTTTACCGGTGAAATATTGATTTGCGTCTATATTATCTAATTCATAATATTCATTGTCCCATAAAACAATATCTCCAACTTCTGGATAAAATCCGGCTTTTTCTAATAAATCTCTAGAAATTGAAAATGTTGAAGTTCTAGTATAACTATGTCCATAATCATCCATTACTCCACTTTTTTCATCTTTTGTTACAACACATGGAATTAATATAGAATCATAATATGTTTTATTTTCAGACTCACCATATATATTCGAATTACTTTGTTCTACCATAAGTTTATAAAATTCAATTTCTGTGTCAATTACAGAATTAATCAGTTCGGCATTTATGGCTGCTATAAATCTTGCATCTCTTTTACCTCCAAATAGTGCCATAATTTTCCTTATCCAACATATAAACGAAGTGGTATTTTAGCCATCATTTCATTAATTTGTGTTGCTTCCGTGTTTTGTCTTGTTAACATCTGTTCTTTGGTCATTTTTTCTAAAAATTCACGAAGTTGTGTTATTAATGCTTCTTTTTCACTTTGCCCTTGAGAAACCAAATCGGTGCCATTAAGTGTTACTTCTCCATTTGGAATAGGTACTGATGAATATTTACTTCTAATATATCCTAACATTTCTTTTGCTATAGCAGAACCATATCTAATAATCCACGCTCTCCCCATATCATTAATTGTATTATATTGTTGATATGTATATGGTATATTTGATGCGTCTGATATAGCTCCCGTTGTTAATGCGGTATTACCAAATAACACTGCATCATTTGCTTTATCTTCTTCAAGTATAAATTCAAACCAAACAGTTTTAAAAAATGGCTCTAAATTAGATCCAGATTGTGTCGGAACAGGATATAGACGTATATCATCTCCATGTATATCAAATGTATAATGTGATTTTCTTATTCTGTCATTAAATTCTATAGTTTGTATTCTTAATAAATCTGCGTGTAATGGCATCATCATAAAATTAACAGATGGTGAAAATCCACCAAA